TGACATTATATCATATCCAAAAGTCTTGTCAAGTATACCAATATATTTTAATTTATAGCGTTATATTGTAATTTATAATCCATGTGCAAAGCTTTCAAAGAAATCAGCAAGCTAAAAGCCCCTTTACAAAAGCTAATATATATCCAATCTTGTAATCAGGTACTTTTTCAATTAATTGTAATAACTGTTCTTTTTCACTCATATATTATTTTGTAAAGTGTAAAAATCTATTTATCCTAATAGCTCCGGAATAAAATGCTATTAGATACATATGCTTGCAAGGAAGCTTATCTTTTATAAAGCTAGGACAGGTACAATGCCTTAAATCTGCTTCGCATTTCTCGAAGCGACCTGTAGCCAACTTTTTATCTATATAGAAACTCCCAGCGTAAGTCATTGCTGCATCTTGTTTTGCTATCTGATCTGGCAGAGCATGTATTTCATTGCTGAAATCTGGCCAGCTAAGTATTTCACATCTTCCATATGTCAATGTTATATCCTCTCTTTACATATTATAACGAATCTGCAACATCTACTGTTAAAGTTATTATGCAATTTTTGTCAAAGCCTCCATTTTTAATAATTTCTGCTGGAAGTCTTGGATATTTGTTGCCTTTAATAGAAAATTTTTTATTATTGTATTTAGAACATACAGGACAAGTCTTGTTAGTTGATAGAAATACAGTATCACATTTCCATCGTCTAGCTTTTTTTAATTCTTCATTTATTCTTAATAAGTTAGAAATTCGTTTGTCTGCAAATTCAGGATGGCGTTTGCATATATTTTTAAATTCTAATTCAGCCACATCGTTTTCATTATTTTGTTGCAAGAATTTAATCAAACGCAAATAATCCTTTTCCAATAAAGGCGGTTTATCATATGCATCAGATAATTCGTTAGAACGGCGTAAACATGCAATGGCTAAGTCCATTTGCTTATTTTTCTTAAACGCTGTAGCCATTCGCTGAAGTGCGTAATATGATGGGTTACCATCAATAGTATCATTAATGCATACTTTGATGATAGCATCATATGTAGTTATTGAAGCACTGTTAAGATGCCTTTTAAATAATGCCATAATTTTTCTCCATTAATTCTGGTGTGCAAAGATTTCAACAAAATCAACATCTTTGCACTGTCTGTCATAATCTCCATTTTCAATGTGTGTTAATTCGTGATGATATGATTTAAGATGTTGTTCTCGGTTTAGCCGAGAATTAAGCACGATTGTAAAAGAATCATCATTATTATTAACAGTGTATGCCTTTATTGTAGGAGGCATATCTGCGTAAATAACATTAGTAGTAATATTAATCATCCCCTTTATTTGACATTCTATCTATCATTTGCTTAACAAAGTCGATATCTTCTTTCTTAACCTTGCGAGAAGCGTCAAAGAGAACTTTGTATTCAGGATTCTCATACATAAATTGAGCCATATCTCTGGCATCATCATCAAGGTAATACCTATCAGGAATAACCTCAGTAGTAGGTTTTTTGCCTAGTAAATAGTTCATATCAACATTAAATGTATCAGCAATTAATTCCAAAGTTTCAAAATTCGGTTCTCTTTCACCATTTTCATACATTCCAATAGCGCTTCTGGATACACCAAGTTTATCAGCCATTTGCTGCTGAGTAAGTCCACTTTGTTCTCTTATTTTTCTGAATATGTTAGGAAAATCACCCATATAATTCAACTCCTTATGCTACTTTAAATATATAATAACACGAAATGTGGAAAAATCAAGAAAAATTCCACAAAATGTGTTGACACGATATGTGGCAAGTGATATATTACAGTTGAGCCACAAAATGTGGCATGAAAGGAGTGATAATTTGCAACCCAAGGAAATAGGCAACAGGTTAACAATGTTAAGAGGAAATAAGCCACAGAGTGAAGTTGCGAAAGCAATAGGCATAAGTGATTCGGCTTTGTCTATGTATGAATGTGGCGAAAGAATCCCAAGAGATTCTATAAAGATTAAACTGGCACAGTATTATGGAAAGTCGGTTCAGTCTATTTTTTTTGATTAATAATGACACGATATGTGACATTATCTATTCGAGGAGGTGAGAGAGTGAATTATACAGCAGTAGCGATAACAGCAATTATCTGCATAACAATATTGGTATTATGCCATGAACCTAAAAAGCGTAAGTAGCATATAAAACATAAAAGGGCATGAGGTGAATTGATGAATATAGTTATAAAAATTATTGAGGGAGAGAAAGTGATTGATTTTTCAGAACTTGATAAAAATACAAAAAAAGAATACGGACAGCGCCTCAATGAGCAGGCTCTTAGTGCAATGGGGTATGTCCGTAGTAAGGAGGCAAAATGAGAAGAGTAGGATTGATAATCACATTTAACAAGAGAATCAATGAGAATCTTCGAATTGGTAACACGGAGCTGGCTGCCAAATGGTACACAAGGTTGAGATTGTTGGAGATATTCAGCTTTGTACCGGAAGGAGCTTACAGACTTCCAACTATATAAAAAAGAGCCGCTTGGACCAGCGGCTCAGTACTTAGAACATTAAATGCTCTGCAAATATAACAATATTATTGTATCAGAAATGTTCAAGTACATCAAGAAAAAATAATAAAATGGTCTTTTTTCTTGGGCTTGTAATGAATATTAACAAGTCTACGAAACAAAGATTGTTAAAAAGGGGTGTACATGAAAAGAAGAGGTACAAGGTACATTCCCTATGACTATGAAGCGGCAATTGATAAATCTGTAGAAGATATGAATGAGGTCTTCATGGAGTACATGCTGAAGACCAAATACAGGTGCGTCTACACATGTAAGGAGATTCGGGCAGGTAATCAACTTGAGATAGAAATATATCCAGAGTTCACCAGGAAAGAGGACATTCCGGAAGAAGGGAGAATTAGGGATAAAGAAACTCAGAGAAACCTGAACAATAAGAATGCCATTAAATATTGTGGAAGACTGATTATAGAGAATTTCACAAATGATGATATATGGATGACGCTTACATATGCAGAAGGGAATGAGCCAGCATGCTGGGATGAGGCTGTAAAGAATATGACTAATTACATCCGGCGAATTAATTACAGACGCAAGAAGCTGGGCTTGCCTAAAGCCAAGTACATATATGTTACAGAACATGATCCTGACGCAAAGATACGCTGGCATCATCATGTGATTATGGACGGGCTTCTTGACAGAGACGTATGCGAGAAGTTGTGGAAGCTGGGAGACCGTTCCCAGTCAAAGCGACTTGAGGAAGATGCTTATGGTCTTGTAGGAATGGCTAAATACATAACAAAGGACAAGCACCGACAGAAAAATGAGAAGCGGTGGAACTGCTCCACAGGACTTAGACAATTCAGAGTTCGTAAGGTTCGTTCTAAGAGAAAGGGCGGAAATGGGCGGTATGTTCCTGTAAGCAAATATATAGACACATTTGTAAGAGATAAGGCTGCAAGGGAAGCAGAGATACAAGCCTGGCATCCAGAATATTCTCTTCTGGAATCGCAGGTATATTACAACGGAGTTAATGGGATGTTCTATATAACGGCAAGACTCCGGGATTGGAGAAAGAGAGATGCAAAAGGTAGATATATACATCCAAACGACAGCTAGAGGACCAGCAATCCGTAAGCATGCCGCGTACATGTATGTCTTAAAGATAGTTATTAACGGCAAGGAGTTTGTCCGTAATGGCAAAGGCGTGCTGGAGAATGTAACAGAGAATCAGGCGGCTTTGCAGGCAATAATACATGCACTTATGCGTTTCCATGAAAACTGTGAAATACGCATAAATACAGAATGTGAGCATGTGTTAAACAGTTGTAGAAATGCTTGGCCACAACAGTGGGAAAAGGACGGTTGGAAGAAAAAGACAGGTAAGCCGGTAAAGAATGCGGATTTGTGGCAGCAGTACCTGAATGTGAGCCGCGGACATGTTATAAGCTGGTCGGATGAGTCGCATGATTTTACAAAGTGGATGGAATATGAGCTTAAGAAGATGGAGATGGAATGGACGAGATAAAGATAAAAAAAGAGCTGGAACGGCTTAAGTGGCTAAGAAAAGCGGCGTATATGATGCCGTCTTGTAAAACGGCAGATGAAACAAGTATCAAGGTTACTAATCTTACGATACTTGGCGGAGAGATAGCAAAACTGGAGAGACAGTTATATGTATGCCAGCATCCAGAGGTAGACAATATATAACTCATAATGGCGCAAAGCCGCATAAAATCAGAATGGGAGTAACATTTTACTCCGAAAGTATCTACATACTTATCCATATACGCGGTTAAGAATATATCACACAGCAAAATCTGGCAGCAGTTCCGCCCTGTGCGCAGGGCGGGGAAAGGAGAGACATGGAAAGCATAATGCAGGACATAAAAGAATGTTATATATGCCGGCAGATAATGACGCAGAATAACATTTTCAGACCGCTTCCATCTGGTGGGCTTGAGTGCC